TGATCGAATATTTAGAAAAAATAGAACATATATTTAAAACAATGAGTTATGATCTAAAAAATATAGTAGATATAACTAAATTAGAAACAACATGATTAGTATAAAGTTCAGTGGAAAAAAGAAAAGCCTTCTACAATTAGAAGGAGATATATCATCTATCTCCTTAGTTAGAGAGCATTTTTCAATTCAAAACCCTGCCTATAAAAGCAACTCTCCGTTTGTACAGGCTAGACTTTACTGTATATCTCCTTCTGGAAAGTTTGAAATTGGTTTATTAGGTGAAATAATAGACTATTTTTTTAAAAAAGGAATTAATGTTGATATAGATGATGATATCAAAACATATTATAACCCATTATCTATATCAGATGATTATGACCTAAAGCAGTTAAGTTTAAAGTATAGATCATATCAAGAAAACTCAATTAAAAATTGTTTAAAACAAGGTCGAGGTGTTGTTGTTTTGCCAACGGCTGGCGGGAAAACATATGTAATGGCTGGACTTATTTTAAATATTAATAATATCCTTAATAAAAAGATAAAAACATTAGTTACTGTACCATCAATTCAACTAGTTGAACAAACATATCAAGATTTTTTAAATTATGGTTTAACTAATATAACAAAATGGTCTGGAAAGAACAAACCTGATTTTGAAAATTCAGATATTATTATAGCTGGTACACAGATACTACTAAGCAAATCAACAGATTTATCAATATTATCAGATATAGATTTATTTTTGTGTGATGAAACTCATGTAATAAGAAAAGGAAACACAATAAACAAGATTTTTTCTCTTTTTAAGACACCACATATGTATGGTTTTACTGGAACCATGCCGCCTTCATTAATTGATCAATGGAATATTTTAGGTAAATTTGGTCCAATAGTGTATGAGGAAAAAACTATAAATTTAGAAAAACAGGATTATATTTCATCATTTCAGGTTGTTATATTGAAAATAAATCATAAAAATTTACCATCATATATTTTAAATATGGATTATTCAATGGATTCTTATGTCAGAGAATTTGAATATTTGTTGAGTGATTTAAATCGAAATAAAATAATATGTAATTTAGCTCAAAATATTAAAAACAATACTATTATAATGGTTGATCGTCTTGATCATGGGAATTTTTTAACAAATTTATTACAAAATAGTAATAATAAAAAAATTTATTTTATACAAGGTTCAACAGAAATACAAGAAAGAGAAAAAATAAGAGAGTTGATGTCTGCCAGCGATGATGTTATAGTAGTAGCAATGTCGAAAATATTCAGTACTGGTATTAATATACCAAATTTACATAACATTATTTTTGCATCGGCTGGTAAGGCTAAAATAAAAATAATGCAGTCTATAGGTAGAGCACTTAGATTACATCCAACTAAAAAAATCGCATCAATATTTGATATTGCTGATAATACCAGATATGCTTTAAAACATTTAAAAGAAAGAAAAAAATTATATGAAACAGAAAACTACAAGATTATCGAAAAACAAATCTGATGAATTTGAAGACATGGACGACATGGACGTTATTGATGAGTTATATTCACAAAATGAATATAATGACATCGAAGAAGATGAAGTTGATGAAGAAGACGAAGAATTAGAAAAAATTTTAAAACCAAGAAAACCAAAAGTACCTAAAGAAAAGTTTTATGTCGATCCCAAAAAATTTGATGATGAAATTGTAAAATATTATCAGTCTGGTGATATCTCAAATGAATTGGCAGAAATGGTTAGCAAAATAGCTAACAAATTAAGTTATTCTTCAAATTTTGCTGGATATACATATAGAGAAGAAATGGTTGGTGATGGTATTGTTAGAATGTTTAAAGCTCTTATGTCCAAAAAATATGATAGAGAAAAAGGAACTAATCCATTTTCTTATTTTACTAGGATAGCATTTAATGCATTTAGGAATAGAATTAAAAAAGAAAAAACAATAAACGAGGCTCAGGAAAAATATCAACAAGAATACATGTTAATGTCTGAGAATTATTCCAATTTATTTAAAAATAATCAAATAAAAATAGGAAAAGACCTTAACTCTTATGATAATGATTGATGTTTTAGATTCAAAGGTTGGATGTTTTTCTGATATTCATATAGGACTATACCAAGATAGTCCTGAGTGGCATGATATTTCTTTGGAATTTGCAAAGAAAGCATCTGATTTTTATAAAAAAAATCAAATAAAAACAATCGTTATTGCTGGTGATGTATTTCATAATAGATCTGAAATATCTGTTAGAACAATTCATTCGGCAAAAAAATTCTTTGATTATTTTAAAGACTTTCAAATCATTATTTCAGTTGGGAATCATGATTGTTTTTATAAAGAGAAAGCAGAAATAAATTCTATATCTATTTTAGATGGTTGGGATAATATTAAAATAGTTGATGAATCACCCTTGGTATTAAAAACAAAACAAAACACGTCAGTTTCCTTTATTCCTTGGGGTGTTGAATGTAAAGATATACCAAAAACTGATATTTGTTTTGGTCACTTCGAAATTAACACATTTTATATGAATAGTTATAGAGCATGTGAAAAGGGAGAAGACTCCAAAAACTTATTAGATAAGAGTCCATTTGTGATATCAGGCCATTTTCATAAAAAAGATCATAGAGTTTACGAAAAAGGACAAATTTTATACTTGGGAAGTCCTTATCAACATAATTTTGGAGATGTTGATGATGAAAGGGGGTATTATATAATTGATTTAGATAATTCTTCTTTTAAATTTTTTGAAAATGATTTTTCTCCAAAATTTGTTAAACTAACATCAGAAGATTTGACTAAAAAATTAATAGGAAATAAGATTAAAAATAATTTTATTTCTTTGAATTTAGAATCATCATTAAAACAGGAAGATGCTAATAACTTTTTAATGAAAGTTATGCAACACGGACCTTTAAATTTAAAAGCAGAATATACAGAAAAACAAGATATAAAAGAAAACGAAACAAAAACATATGATTGTATAGATATACTTGAAAATATAAATGAATATGTTAAAACATTAGATATTGAATGCAAAGAAGAAGTTATTAATTACTTGACCGAAATTTATAATACATTAAACAAATGAAAACAGGAATTGGAATATTAGATATTTATGATGATGATAGTTTAGCTGATTGTTTGAAAAACATTCCAGAAAACTATTATGTGTGCGTTGTGAGAAACAGAAAAACTTCTTACAAAAACGAAAGAATAAACAAATATATAGAAGTTAATGATGTATCATTAGCTCATATGTGTAATTTAATCTTACACGATTTTAGAATAAATGATTTGAGTCATTATTTTATAATACACTCTGATCAGGTTTTAAAAGATAAAGAAATTTTTGAAAAAATACATAAAACAGCAGAAACATTTGGTACTTGGTTTTTAACCGGATATGTTGATAACAAAACATTAGATGTAGAAGATGATAAAACCGAAAACATTCTAAAATTATCTAACAAACTTAACACAAAATTTATTTATACCTTTACAGGAATTATAAAAAATGTTGGTTTTTTTGATGAACAAATCGTTAATTCACATGATTTACATGTTTATGATTATATTCATCGAATGCGTAAAAATAAGCTATATACATCCGTCGGTTATTATCCTACAATTTCAGTAGGAATGGTAGAAAATAAAAAAACAATATCTAATCCTTATTTAAAAGATTTTCCTAGTGAAGATATGTCGGTTAGATACTCTTATGGTTATTTTATGCATAAAAACAACTTTATTCCAAATCAAACAGAATCACAAAAATCATCAGAAGATGAAGTCTTAAAAACAATAGAATTTTTACAACAAAATTATGGTAAAAAATAAAATAGGAATAGGAATTATCACCTGTAATAGACCAGAATACTTTGATCAATGTGTCAAAAGTATAGATTTACAAAAAGTACATAAAATTGTCGTTGTTAACGATGGAAAAGATTTAGACGTTAAATTTAAAACGTTTTTTACAGAAAACAATATAAAATATATTTTAAATGAAAAAAATTTAGGTGTTAGTAAAACAAAAAATAAAGCATTAAAGTATTTGTTAGATGAAGAATGTGAGCATATTTTTATATTAGAAGATGATTGTATCATATCCAATAATGAAATTTGGGAAAAATATATAAATGCTTATAATATTACAGGAATACCACATTTTAATTATGGACCTGGTAGCCCTTGGAATAGAAAACAAGAAAATCCAAATATAATAGGAGATCTTTCCAAGAGACATCTAGCAAAACAAACAACCGAACCTAATCCTAAATTGGTTGTAGAATATAAAGAAGGAATATCCATATCATTATATGAACACATAGTGGCGATGTTTACATATTTTAACAAATCTATTTTAGATGAGGTTGGTCTTTTAGATGAGACGTTTTACAATGCATGGGAACACGTAGAACATACATATAGGATTATTAAAAAAGGGAAATATACACCATTCTGGTGGTTTGCTGATATAAGTGGGAGTGAAAATTATATAAAAGAAGCAGAAAACGAAAAAGCCAATACAAGTTTAGCATCTAATGAAGAAAAGTTCATGAAACAAGTACAGGAAGGATTAAAACACTTTTATTTTCTTCATAATACTGTTCCATCACAAATACAAGCAGAAACACAAAAGAATGTTATAAACATTATTAAAAAAATTTATGATAATAGACCAAAGAATTAACGAAACACAGATTGTATCTGAATATGAAGAGTTATTGAGTATATACAAAGATTTAAACCCACAAAATGTACTAGAAATTGGCTCTCTGATGGGGTTTTCACTAAAACATTTTATGCATTATGCGAAAAATAAAGCAACTGTTATATCGGTAGATTTACCAGTTAGAGATTTTTGTGGTCCTAATGATTATAGAGTAAAGGAACAAGAACATAACTATTCAACCGAATGGCCTAAATGGGCAAAAGAAAATAATACAAGACTTTATTTAATAAAGGGGATGTCTCAGTGGGAAAAAACTTTAAAACAAGTTAAAGAAATAACAAACAGTTTAGATTTCTTGTTTATAGACGGAAATCATATGTATGATTTTGTTAAAATTGATTTTGAGATGTATTCCCCTTTAGTTAGAAAGGGTGGTATAATAGCATTCCATGATATAGCAGAAAATGAAGAAGGTGGTGTATTTAAGTTATGGAATTCGTTAAAAACAAATTACAAATACAAAGAAATTTTACACAGTGATAAAAAAGAAAAAGGAATAGGAGTTCTTTACGTATGAAAATAAGTATAGGTACTAATATTTTTGGAGAAGATTTAAAACAATCATTGGGTTTACAAACTCAGGCTAAGTTAAAAATACTTTTTCCAGATAATGTTAATTTATTTGCTTTTCAAAGATCAAATGAGGAAAAAATACCAGATACTCACAAAAGAATACTTTTAAATAGGGATAGTAGAGATTTTGTTGAAAATGGTAAAAAGTCTACACCTTGTGTAAAAGATATTTTAGATGGATTAGCAGAAACAGACTGTGATTATATGGTTTATACTAACAGTGATGTATTATTTAGTGATAAATTTATAAAATATATTCTAAATGGCGATTATACAGGTTATGCTTGTTCAAGAATGGATATTTTACCTATACAAAGTATAGATGAAAAAATGACACCATATAGATATGAGATAGCAGGACAAGACACATTTGTTATGAAAAAGGAATGGTATATCAAGAATAGAAATTTAATAAAAGAATATTTAATAGGATCTATTTTATATGACACTGCATTAACCTGTATATTAAAACAATATGGTAATAATGATCCAATAATAAATGATTATCCTATTCAAATAGCTCATATACATCATGGTTGGGGATCTGGTCATCCATCACCGGAAAATACATACAATAAAAATTTATACGATTCCGAGATAAAAAATATAACAGAACCTTGGGGGTGGTTTTATCATAATGTTTTAACAAAAAGACCTAGTGGATTCAATATGTTTGAATTATATCCTAATGAAAAAGAAATAGAAAAGAAACATTTTGGAAAATATATGATGTCATGAAATTATCATCTTTTTATGAAAAAATTTATGTAATTCATTTAAAAACTTTAACTGAAAGAAAACAATATTTGCTTTCAAAATTTGATGAATTTAATTTAACAGATAAAGTAGAATGGGTTGAATTATACCAAGATGAAGAAAGTATAAAAAAAATAAAAAACCCTTTTAATATAAATAAAAGGGTTTTAGCAGTTAATATGTCTCATGTTTATTGTTTCAAGCAACAGTTAAAAAATAATTATAATAATATTCTAATTTTAGAAGATGATTTGGATTTAGAATATACACATTTAATTAAATATTTAAATCAAGCATCAGAAGAATTTGTTAATTTAAATGGAGACATAGCTTTCTTAGGTTCTTGTTGTGGATTAAAGCCTAAAGATTTAAAACCTCCAACTCTTTTATATTATGATAAAACTTATGGAACTAAAAGTTGCAATGCTTATATTGTTAATGTAACATGTACACAAAAATTAATAGATTGTATGATAAATTTTCATGCTATTGATATTATTTTTAATCAAATTATTCCATATCTTAATATTAGATGTTTATGGTCTGGTTTAGAATTAAAACAGGGGTCAGAGACTGGAAAATATAGTAGTGCATTCTTAAATATAAGAGACGAAGAAGGAAATTATAAACCATGAGAAAAAAGTTAGGAATAATTTTACCAGGTAAAATTGGAGATATTATTATTTGTTTACCTATAGCAAAACATTATTATGATAATGGATATGATATTTATTGGCCTATTTATAATGAATTAATAAGCAATTTTAATGATTATATTAATTACGTAAATTTTATCCCAACTTATTCACCTGACAGAATAACTGAAAGTTTTAATCTAGTAAATCAACATAATTGTGAAGTTTTAGATTTATCCTTTACGAGTCCAGGTAGTTGGCATAATGAAAATACAAAACATTATCTTTCACAAAGAGAAAAATCATTTGATGAATTTAGGTATTTTTTAGCAAATGTTGACTTTCAAAAAAAATGGACTCTTTCAATAGAAAGAAAATTTGAAAGAGAAGAAGCATTATACTTCAATTTAGTTAATAAAAGTAGATTCTGTTTAATACAGAAACATTCATCTGATAGTAAAATAGAAAAAGATATAGATGTTTCTAATTACGAAGGTCAGATTATTGAAATAAAACCTCATTCACAAAGTGTTTTTGATTGGTTAGGAATAATAGAAAAAGCAGAAAGAATACTTTTAATCGAAAGTTGCTTTACAAATTTAATAGATCAATTAGGAATAAAAAACAATAAACAAATATTAGTAATGAAAAAGGGGTATTATAATGAAACTTTGGTAGATGGACATCCCAAAGGTTTACCTAGATTAAAAAACAACTGGTCAATAGCATGAAAAAAATAGCATTTACAATAGTTTTAAATGGAATGCCATTTATAGAACAACAATATGATATTATACCGAAAGTTTTTGATCATTGGTATATAATAGAAGGAGCAACTAGACCCATATTAGATACAGGGTGGTGTAATTATATTTCTAAAAATTTTTATTCAGATGATTATATTTCGATTGATGGAACTAGTGAATTTTTGAATAAAATATGTAAAGATAAAAATATTACAGTTATACGAAAAGATAACTTTTGGGATGGAAAGGTAGAAATGTGTAATTCTTTCATGGATGAAATAGATAATTGTGTTTTAATGCAGTTTGATGTCGATGAAATATGGAATAAAGATATATTAAAAGACGTTTTACATTTTTCTGAAAGTAATGATAGTTTTGATGGAATGATGTTTAAATGTAACTATTATGTTGGTAAAAAGTTAATAACAGATGGTGAAGATTGTTATGGTAATAACCCAAATGAATGGTGTAGATTATGGAAAATAAAAGACAAAACTAGCTGGGTTAGTCATGAACCACCTAGAATCAATGGATGTACAAAATTTTTATCTAGAGATTTTACTAAACAAAAAAATTGGATTTTTGATCATTATGCATATATACTAGAATCACAAGTGGCTTTTAAAGAAAATTTTTACAATTATCACGGAGCAGTACACTATTGGAAAAAATTACAAGAGGCTTCTGATTTACCATGTAAATTAAACAGATATTTACCGTGGGTAGATAATAAAGTAATAGTTAAAAAAATAACATGAAAAATGAAAAAATTTTTATAACAGGTGGTGCTGGTTTTTTAGGTAAAAATTTAATTAAACATTATTATAATGATAATGAAATTGTAATTTATTCCAGAGATGAAGCAAAACATTATTATTTAAAAAAACAATACCCAAAAATTAAAACAATAATCGGGGATGTTAGAAATTTAGATCTTATGCTAAATTCATCAAAAGATTGCAGTATTGGTATTTTTGCTGCTAGTCTAAAGCAAATTGAGGCGGTTGATCAAAACGTAGAAGAATCATTACAAATCATAATTCAAGGAGCTATAAACAGTAGAAAAATTTGTGAAAAAAACAATTTAAAGGCTGGCTGTTTTGTATCTAGTGATAAAAGTAGATCTGCTACTACGTTGTATGGATCTATGAAATTTGTAGGAGGAGAATCATTTATAGTAAATGCTGAAAAAAATAAAAATTACCCTAATTTATCAAGCGTTATATATGGAAATGTTTTAAATTCTACTGGTAGTATAATCCCATTAATATGGGATGCTATTAAAAATAATTACAGTTTGACTTTATTCTCAGAAGAAATGACAAGATTTATAATAGACATAGATTCTGCTGTAGATGTTATTTCACATTCATTAAATCATACAGGAGTTAATATTATTCCTGAATTGGTTAGTATGAAAATTTTTGATTTATTTGAAATATATAAAGAAAAATTTAATTTAAAATATGTGTTAGGAAGTCCTAGAATTTCTGAAAAAATACATGAAATAATGTTTTCTTCTGAGGAAGCATCAAGAGTAAAGAAAAATGAAAATTATTTTCATATGCATTATTCCAATATATATGGAGAATATAATACAGAATATTCGAGTTCTCAAAATATAATAGATAGAACAAGTTTGTATAAATTACTAGAACAATATAATTTTTTTAAACCATTATGAAACCAATACATTTAAGAAACGTACCGCCACCAGAAGAAACATTTGATCATTCTTCATTTATAGAAAATCTAGCATCTTATATAAGACCTGAGAATTATCTAGAATTAGGTGTTAGATGTGGAAAGACCTTTAAAAAAGTATCTCCATTATGTAGTAAGGCAACAGGCGTTGATATTGCAAACCCACAATTTGTTATTCCAAATAATTCAGTTTATTTAGAAACAACAACTGATGAGTTTTTTGAGAAAATTTCACCTGATGAGAAATATGACTTAATTTTTATAGATGCCGATCATTCTCATGAACAATCTTTAAAAGATTTTTTAAATGCAGAAAAGCATTTAATAGATGATGGATTTATTATATTACATGATACATATCCATTCGATTCTTATTTATTTAAACCAGAGTTGTGTAATGATTGTTATAAGACAGCTTTGTATATAAAACAAAATTTATATACAAGATTTGAAATATTAACACTACCGTTTAATCCAGGTCTTACTTTGGTAAAAAAGATGCCACAAAATAAACAACTAATATATCTATGAAAAATATATTAATTTTAGGACACAATGGAATGTTGGGTAATATGGTTTTAAATTTTTTCAAAAAAACCAATAAATATAACATCTCTACATTAGAAGAAAAATTTCCATCAGATGGTTTTAAAGTTAAAATTAAACAAATAGACTGTGATATTATTGTTAATTGTATTGGTAAAATACCACAAAAAACACCAACTAAATCTGATATATATTTAATTAATACATATTTTCCTGTATGGTTAGCAGAAAACAAACCAAATTCTTTGATAGTTCATCCATCAACTGATTGTGTTTTTAATGGAAACACAAAAAAAATAATGTATGATAGTGATGATATTATGGATGCTAATGATACATATGGGAAAAGCAAAAGATTAGCATCTGAACTACTAAATGATTTCAATAATGTTTTTGAAATTAGAACATCTATAATAGGTCCAGAATTATATGATAAAAAATCATTATTAGAATGGATTCTTAGTAAAAATGAAACAGAACAAGTAACCGGATATACAAATCATTTTTGGAATGGAATAACCACATTACAATGGGCTAAATTATTACATGATTTTATACAAAACGAAACATTTAATAAAAAAATTCAAATAGGAACAGATAGAATAGATAAATTTAATCTATTAAAAATGATTTGTTCAATTTTTAATTTAAAAAGAAATATTATTGAGTTTGAAACCAAAGAAACAGTTAATAAATGTTTAAAAACTGACATAAATATTCTTTCATTAGAAAAACAATTGCAAGAACTTTATGTTTTTTTAAGAAATGAATAAATTATTGTTAACATCTACTATTGATGTAGGAAATTGTTTTAATTTAAATAGAAAAGATTTCAACACACGGTTATTAGATTATAAAAAAACATTAAATAGATATCTAAAAGAAACAGATTTAAAATTAATTTTTATTGATAACTCGATAGAAAGCGTAAAAGAATTATTTAATGATATTTGTGATGTTTTTGATAATAGAATAGAATTTATTTCATATAAGGGTAATAGTAACGTTAATATATATGGAAAAGGTCATGGAGAAAGAGATTCTATTATATATGCACTAAACAATTCAACGTTATTAAAAAATGAATCATTTTTTTATAAAATTTCTGGAAGATATTACTCTCCTGATATCTATCATTTTATAAAAACAATAGATACTAATAAATTTTTATCTGTAAACAGTTTAAAACATAATGAAAATAACATATTAACTGTGTTCTTTGGTTGTAACATACAAAAATTTAAATGTTTTTTTAGTGATTTAAAAATATCTGATAATTCCAATATTATAGAAAAAGCATTTTCAAATTTTGTTGATACCATACCTACGGAAAATGTTTTTTGGCTACCTCAATTAACATATGAAGATACTATGTGTTCAAACAATATACCATTTTTGAAAGGGTAGTATGGTAACTAGTATTTATCAAGGAGGTTTAGGAAATTTATTATTTCAAATAGCTTCAGGGTATGTTTTTTCTAAACATAATAATACAGATTATAAAATAAACTATAAATTGGATAAAGGAAGAGGACAAGGAAATCCTCTATCATTTTATAAAAATAATATATTTCAAAATATACAAGAAACAGATATTATACCTTCATATATTATAGAAGAATCAAAATTTGATATAGAAAAGCAAATAGATCAAAAAGATATATTACTAGATGGGTTTTTTCAAAAAGCAAAACATATAGAAAAGTATAAAAATGAACTTAATACATTATTCAATTTTGATTCTGTTAAATTAAAGGATAAAAAAACAAAAATATGTACAATTCAAATAAGAACAGGTGATTATTTGCATCCTTATTACAGTAATTTTAATGTAATAACAAAAGAATATATAAAATATAGTATAGATTATGTGTTGAGTAGTTTTAATGATATAAAATTTTATTTAATAACAGATTATTATCATTTAGCTAAAAATTTTCTTCCTGATAATTTTAATATACAATATTATAATCTATCTGAAATTGATGATTTAAAACTAATGAGTCAAAGTGATGCTTGTATAATTTCTAATAGTACTTTTGGGTGGTGGGGAAGTTTTTTTGGTAAGGATAAATTAATTTTAGCACCAGATATATGGAATAAAACAGATAAATTAGACGAAATTTATACCTCAAATATGATTAAAATAAAAGTTTGATTTTATTTTAAAAAAGGTTATAATTTTTTTAAATGTTACTTGATCTTCTAACTTTAAAAAACAAATATAATATTAAAACGGACGGAATTATCCATGTTGGTGGCCATTTTGGTAAAGAAATTGATCAATATAAAAATATATTCCCATCTGTTAAAATTGAAATATTCGAACCACATCCAGAAACATTTAAAGTTTTAAAGAAAAAATCTTTAGAATTTACGGATGTAAATTGTCATAATGTTGGAATAGGTTCGTGTGAAAATAAATTAAAATTATATTGCGAAACATCTAATGAAGGGCAAAGCAATTCTTTACTAAAGCCAAAAATACATACATTACAATATCCCAATATAGTTTTTACTAAAACTACAGAAGTAGACATAAAGCCATTAGATTCTTATTGCTTTGGGGAAGAATTTAAGTTTTTGAATATGGATGTTCAGGGGTTTGAGTTAGAGGTTTTAAAGGGTGCAATTAAAACATTAAAACATATAAATTATATTTTAACGGAAGTGAATAATAAAGAATTGTATGAGAATTGCTGTTTAGTATCAGATTTAGATAATTTTTTGATTAATTTTGGTTTTAAAAGAACAGATACAAATTGGGAAGGTGTAACTTGGGGAGATGCCTTTTACATTAAACATATTTAAATGAAAAAAGTTAATTTTAAAAAAATATTAATTAAAAATTTTCTATCGGTAGGGGAAGATTCGTTGATTTTAAATTTTCAAAACGGAATATCTTTAATAACAGGATTGAACAAAGATAAAAACAGTAAAAATGGTTGTGGTAAAACAACCATAATAGATGCTTTTTACTGGGTTATATTCGGTAATACTATAAGAGATATTAAAAAGGAGAAAATAGTACATAATCAATCAAGGGAAGAGTGCTTGGTTGAACTTGAGTTTGATATTCAAGGTATTAATAATGAAATCATAAATTATAAAATAGAAAGAACATTAAATCCAAGCAAGGTTCATCTATACAGAATGAACCAAGATACAACATATTCTACTATTCAGAAAACAGATGAAGCTATAAAAGAACTTCTAGGAGCAAATGAAGAGTTATTTAGAAACTCTATAGTAATGTCGTTAGATAATACATTGCCATTCATGGCTCAGAAAAAAATAGAAAAAAGAAAATTTATTGAAAGCATACTTCAGATTAATATCTTTAGTGATATGTTATCTAAAGTTAGACAAGATTTTAATGAGAAAAATAAAAACTTTCAAGTATTAGGAACTAAATTTTCAGAAAAACACAAGACATTAAGTATTTTAAAAGAACAAAAAGAAAAAAACGAAGAGTTAAAAAAACAAAAAATACAAAATTTAAATACTAAAATAAATCAAAACGAAGAAAAACTAAAGAATAACGAGAATAATAAATTATTAGAATCTAAAACAAAGGTATTAGACTCAATCAATAAAACAGAGGAAGCAATACAAAAATTAGAAGAAAAAATAAAAAAAACAGAGGATTCTATATTAGAAATATCTAAAAAAGAAGCAATTTTGCACACAGAAAGACAGAATATAGAAAAACAAATAAATTCATTTAAAAATAAAACAGGAATTTGTCCAACTTGTAAGAAAAAATTAACAGAAGAGGATGATTCTTCGTTAGAAGAACATATAAAAGAGTTATCTTTGCAAAAAGATACAAAAAACGATGAATTTAATAAAGTATCTTCAAAAAGACACGAGATTAATAAAATTAAAACACAAATTTTAAATAAAAAATCAGAATTAAACAATATTAATAAAACATTAATAGTAAAAAACAATAATTTAGATTCTTTATTACGAGAAAATTCTACATTAGAAGATAAAAACAAAGAATTATTACAAAATATACAGGAAATTATAGAAGAAAAGGATTATACATCTGATAAAATTGATGAGATTTTAATAGATGTATCAGATTTGGAAAAAAATATTTCAGATGAGCAAAAACAACTTAATATTTTAGACAATTCTAAACTTATTGTCTCTGAGGAAGGTGTTAAAACATATATTATAAAGAAACTTTTAATAGTATTAAATAATAAGTTAAATTTTTATCTTAAAAGACTGGAAGCACCATGTACTTGTAATTTTGATGAGACATTTGACGAGATTATTATTAATGAAAACAATAAAGAATGTTCATATTTTAATTTTAGTGGTGGTGAAAGAAAAAGAATTGACTTAGCTATATTATTCACATTCCAAGATATATTAAAAACACAGACAGGAATATTTTATTCCATTAATATATATGATGAATTATTTGATTCTGCATTAGATGACATAGGAACTTCTAATGTTATAGATATTTTAAAAGAAAATTCAGAAAAATATAAAGAATCAATATATATTATATCTCATAATTCAAATGTTACAAAAAACAACATAGATAATATTATAGAACTGGAAAAACTTAATGGGAAAACTAAATTAAAGTGTTGATTTATCTAATCAACTACATTATACTTAATAAAAATTATGGCTTTAAAAATTAAAAAATCAGAACCTACAGAAATCACAGACAAAAAAAGAGTAACATATGGATTTAGTGCAATTAAATACTCTATTCCAAATCCTCCAGTTGGTACTCATGAAAATTTATTAAATATTTTTTACATTGCATTAAAACCAATAAATATTCCAGCACCACCACCAGTAGAAATGCCAGAAGCAAATTTACCTAGAGTATTAAATTATTATGCTGATTATGGTGGTTGTGGATTCTGGAGAATGATATGGCCAGAGTTTCTTTTAAATTTTTATCAAAAAGCAATTTGTTCTGGAATGACACAAATGATTCTGGATCTTAGATTTTATCAAAATATAAAAGCCGTTAGGTTTCAAAGACAAGCAACAGAGCATCAATTGATGTTTATAAAAGAATTAAACAAAGTTAAGAAAGATTTTGGGCTTAGATTATTGTATGAAGTTGATGATATTGTCTTCAGAGAAGACATTCCAGATTATAATAGATGCAAAGATGCTTTTAATGATGATAAAATAGTTAAAAATATATTGGATATTATTGGAATGATGGATGAAATGACAGTTACATGTCAGTTTATGAAAGATTATTATATCCATAAAACAGGAAATAAGAATATAACAGTTATTCCAAATTATGCACCTAAATTCTGGTTGGATAGATTTTATAATGAAGATATTATTTTAAAGAATTTTGAAAAAAACAAGAAACGACCTAGAGTTCTTTATTCTGGTTCTGGTACACATATAGATGTCCTAAACAGGACAGGAATGAAGGATGATTTTCATCATGTTATAGATGAAATTATAAAGGCTAGAAAGAAATTTAAGTTTGTTTGGAAGGGTTGCTACCCACTAGCACTTAAACCTTTCATTGATAATGGTGAAATGGAATATGTAGAATGGTCCTCATTACCAAATTATCCACAGGATATAGTTAAAACCAATAGCAATGTTACATTTGCTCCTTTGGTTGATAATATTTTCAATAAATCAAAAAGTAATATTAAAATGATAGAAGCTGGTGCATTAGGATTGCCTGGGACATATCAAGACCTATGTACATATGAAATGTCTGATAACAAATTTAAAAAAGGTTCTGATTTAATCAATATGTTAGAACATCTAACATCAGATTGTGATAGATACATGAAAGAATCAAAAAAAGCAAGACAATATGCTGAAACAATGTGGTTGGAAGATCACATAGACCTATATCACGGACTTTATTTGACTGCTTGGGGGTCTAAGGAGAGGAATGAAAAATATCCAGATCTTATTAGTTTAAACCCTGATCAAAAGTCTTGATTAAACATGTATCGTGTGCTATGATTTCTCTAAATGTATAGAAACATAGCATACGATAACAATAAAGGAGTAATTCATCTATGGACATGGGATGAATATGGTGAAAGACTAAAGGTAGAGACAAGTTACGAACCTAGTTTGTATGTGGAAAGTGCATCTCATTCTGATGCACTTTCTATTTTTAATACAAACTTAAAAAAAATAACATTTAAAAACAATTTTTATAGAAATAAATTTGTCAATGAAACACCTATTAAAAGATTGTTTCAAAATTTAAACATAGAACAAGACTTTTTAATAAACACTTTTAGAGAAGATAAAAAAACTATAGATTATTCTTCTTTTCCATTAAGAATATATTTTTGGGATATAGAAACATACAGTCCTGATCAATTTCCAGAACCATCAGAGGCAAAAGACACCATAAATCTTATTACATTGTATGATACTCTAACTAAAAAATATTTTAGTTGGGGATTAGATAAGTTTAAATCTAAAAATAATAACGAAATATATATTCATTGTGATGATGAATATTCGTTATTAAATAAATTTTTGTCTTTTTGGGAAGAAAATCCACCAGATATTATGTGTGGATGGAATTCTGAAACGTTCGATGTTCCATACTTAATAAATCGAATTAAGAATTTGATGGGTGATGAAGATTATTTAAGATTATCTCCAATAAAAAATGTTTATAAACGAGAGGGGGTTGTTATAAACAAATATAACAAACCTTATGATAAATGGTATATATCAGGTATTTCAAATTTGGATTATATGATAATCTATAAAGCATTTTCCAGAGGAGATTCTGAGTCATATAGTTTAAATTATATAGCTGAAAAGGAACTAAAGGAAGGAAAAATAGATTTCGGGTCTGGTAATTTAGCATCATTATCAAAATCAGATTGGGATTTGTTTGTAAAATATAATATACAAGATGTTAGGCTTCTTGTTAAATTGGATGAAACCTTAAAGTATCTTAACTTGGTTAGAATTTTATCTTATAAAGGGTTTATTCCTTTTGAAAAAGCAACAGGAAAGGTATCAATGATTACAGGCGCAATAGCACACGAAGCATTACTTCAAGGAAAGATGATACCTACATTTAAATCAGAGAATGAAAAAAAAGAATATGTTGGTGGATATGTTCATGAACCGGAACGAGGTCTTAGAGAGTCACTAGTCAGTTATGATGCAAACAGTCTTTATCCTAATACTATTATCTCATTAAATATTTCACCAGAAACAAAACTAGGAAAAATAATATCTAAAGAAAATGATAACTTTTTCATAGAATTGATAAATGGAAAAACTATTTCTTTACAAAAAGAAAAATTTGAAAGATTTATACAAAAAGAAAAAATTTGTGTATCTGATTATGATGTTCTATATACTCAAAAATTCAAAGGTGTTGTACCTGCTTTTATTGATAAATTATATACCGAACGAGTAAAAACAAAAAATAAAATATCAGAAATTCAAAAGAATTTAAAAAATATAAAAGACATAGATGTAAAGAACAAAGAACTTCAAAAAATTCAAGATTTAGACACAGAACAGAATGTTTATAAATTAGTTTTGAATTCTATTTATGGAACATTTGCACAAAGATTTTCTCCATTATACGATATTGATCATTCCGCGAGTGTTACCTTAACAGGTCAATCTGTAATTAAAAAAGCATCTGATATAGCATATGAATATGTTAAAGATAGTGGATATATTTGTGAAAAAAAAGATATATACATATACTCAGATACTGACAGTCTTTTCTTAACAATAGAACCTTTATTAAAACATTATAATTCTAAATTATTGGATAATAATGGTGAATTAACTGATATCTCGAAAGAGATAATTCAAAAAATAGATGACAAATTAAATAAAGAGATAATAGTGTGGTCAAATAAAAAACATAATTCTATTGATCCTAGATTTGTGTTTAAAAGAGAAACTATATGTGATAAAGGTCTTTTCTTAGAAAAGAAAATGTATATACTTCATGTAATAGATAAAGAAGGGTATAAACCAAAAAATCCATTTATCTATAAAGGTGTGGAATTGGCAAAATCTATAATGTCTAACGAAGTTAAAACATTAATCAAAAATGTAGTGGAGTCCGTTATTTTATCAGGAAATAAAGAAGAGTCTGATAAAATATTCATGGATTCTTATAAGGAATTTATGAATATGGATGTTTCATTTATATCCGTTAGAAAAAAGGTTAATGATATGGAGAAATATGAAATTAAAACTAAAGGATTTAGTACACCAAAAGGAACTCCCTCTCATGTAAAAGCATCAATTTATTATAATAAATTATTACAAGAATATAATATTCAAAATGTTTACGAAAAAATATCAAACGGAAATAAAATAAAAACATTTTATGTTTGTAAGAACAAATACAACATAGGAATTATTTCATTTAATGAAACATTTCCTAATGAATTTAGTCTAGATATTAAACCTGATTATGAAAAAATGTTTAATAAAACTGTATTTCCTCCATTAGAAAGAATTTATAACTGTATTGGTTGGAGTTCTCCTTCTCTTAAATGCAATTATACAATAGATCTTTCTAAATTATTTTCGGATGATGATGAAAATAATAGTTGATTTTTATTTTTATTAATGTAAATTATTAAGTCTAATATGAGCGAAACACAAAAAAATAAACTAACCGTATTCTTGGATTATGTCGGAAGAACAATTGTAGGCGAACTTTCATCAGAGGATGAAAAAAACTTAGTTGTTGTTAACCCAGTAGTTTTATCTACTGTACCAACACAAGATAATAGAATGTCTATTCAATTATTTCCGTTGTTTTTTAGAGAATTCCTAGCAGAAAAAGAAGCAGATACTTCTTTTACATTTAAGAAAGATTTGATTACCATGATCAATATTGATGCTTTAGATTTTAGACTACAAGCACAATATTCGCAAATCTTTAATAAGAACAATCTGTACATCCCAAATACTAATCTAGGTGAATCTTCTGATAATAATTCTCCAAATGTGGTTAAATTGTTTGATGAATAGAATAGTTGACATATAAAAAGTAAAAATAAAAAACCTCGATTTCGGTCGAGGTTTTTTATTTTGTTGCTTTTTACAAAAACATATAATATAATTTTATTATTATGGCTAAAAAACAAAAAGAAACAGCAGAAACACAAGAAAACAATGATGTAATTGAAGATGCATTTAAAGTATTAGATGATTTAAATCCTGATGCGGCATTTTTAAATGAGAATACATTATCAACTGTAAAGGAATGGCTTGATACTGGATGTATGGCCCTTAATGCAATTATATCTGGATCTTTATATGGTGGAATACCTATGGGAAGAATAACAGGATTTGCTGGTCCTCAAGCCTGTGGAAAAACATTGATGGTCAATAAAATTATGGCAAATGCTCAAAAAAAGGGGATGCATGTAGTTTATTTTGATACAGAAAATGCATTAGATCCAGATACTGCCATTAATTTAGGATGTGATCCAAAAAAAATAAAACATTGTCCAATTGAAGTTATTGAAGAGTGTAGAAATCAAATTGTTAAATTTTTGAAAACTATCATTGAAAAAGGTCTTCAAGGGAAAGTTATGTTGGCTATAGATTCTTTAGGGAATTTAATTTCTGCTAGAGAAGCAAAAATAATAGAAGATGGAAAAGATAGTGCAGACATGGGTGCTAGAGCAGTTTCCTTGAAGTCTATGTTAAGAGCTATAACACACGCAGCAGCAAAAGCTAATTGTCCAGTAGTTTTTACTAACCACATTTACGATAACCCTGGTGCTTTATATCCTACATTAATAAAAAGCCAATCTGGAGGCTCTGGTCCTCTATATATGTCTTCTGTTCTTGTTCAAATGTCAACCAAACAAGAGCGTGTAGGTAAATCTGATAATAAAAATGCGCTTGATGATGTAACTCCTCTCTCTAAAGATGTAAACGGATTAACTATGAGAGCATTAACAACCAAAAACAGGTTTGTCCCGCCTTTTTTGGAATGTGAAATGTATCTTAACTTTAGAACAGGATTATCAAAGTATTCTGGTTTACTTGAGATGGCTGAAGGTTATGGAATTATTCACAAGCAAGGACATAGATATGCAGTTGGTGAAGAAATTTTAGGGTTTTATAAAGATTGGAAAGATGATGATTCTATTTGGGAATCCAAAATTTTACCAAAATTGGAAGAAAAATTAAAAACACAACTTACATTTAAAAACGAGTCAAGTGTTTTATCACCGAAGTCGGAGCAGGTTCTATTGAACGAATAAATTGAAAAAGCAAAAAGGGTGGATGTTGTTTAGTCAACATCCACCCTTTTTTATTTGACTTTATAGGTAAAATAAAATACTATACCAACATGGCTAAATCTGTAGATTTTGATTACGACCTTTTTGAAAAGGTTATTGTCTATAATTGTTTTGTAGACCAATCTTATTTTGAAACTATTTACGAATATTTAAATACATCATATTTTTCTAATGAAAAACATAAAACTGTTATATCTGTACTTTGTGATTTTTATAGAAATCACAAAAAGATACCCAATTCTACAGAATTAAAGATAACTGTAACCGATAAAGATAAAAGAGATTGTATAAAGGAGGTTTTATGCAGTTTTTCAGATATAGATAAAAAATATGACAAAGAATTTCTTTTAAATAACACAGAAAAATTTTTAAAAGAAAAAGCAGTTTTTAATACTGTCTTAAAAACATCTTTAAACATTCAAAGTGGAGATATAGATACATATGAAATTTTAAAAACATTTGAAAAGGCTTGTTCTATTTCTCTTATAGATAATAATGGATTTGATTACTTGGAAAAAATAGATGAACATTGTTCAGAATTACAAAAAGTATTTAAATATATTCCGTCTGGATGGAAGTGGCTGGATGAAAGAATAGGTGGTGGGTTTCTGGCTACTGGACGAGCATTATATGTATTTTATGGTGTTACTAATGTAGGAAAATCTATATTTTTGGGTAACATAGCAACAAATATTCTAAACCAAGATAAAACCGTTGTATTGATTTCTATGGAAATGTCTGAGCAAGTTTATGCTAAAAGAATAAGTGCTCAGTTATCAAAAATTTCTATGGATAACCTTTCAACAGAAATACCTCTCCTTAAAACAAAATTAAATTCATATAAAGTTAAACATAAAAACTCGAAACTTATAATAAAGGAATTTCCACCAAAGTCTGTTTCAGTAACTCATATAAAAACATATATACAAAAATTAATATCATCTGGAATTAAACCTGATGTTATTGTTTTAGATTATTTAAATCTTATAGCACCAGCAGAGAAGGGAATGTCATCATATGACGCAGTAAAAGAAATAACAGAAATGGTTAGAGCAATGTCTTATGCATTTGAATGTCCTGTTATAACAGCCACACAAACCAATAGAAGTGGATATAATGAAGTTAATCCCGGTCTAGAGACAACTAGTGAATCTATGGGTCTTTCACATACAGCAGATGCTCAATTCTCTATTTGGACAGAGAAAGAAGATGTTGAATTAGGAATAATTCATTTAGGAATTACAAAAAATAGATTTGGTCCTAGAGATTGTCATACTGTTCTTGAGATAGATTACCCGACATTAACTCTAAAAGATCCAGATGAAGTATCTTCGTCATTCGTAGTTTCAACAACTCCTAAAGTCAACAAATCACAAGAAACAAGTATATCAAGTACCATGAGTTTACTTGAATCTTTAGGTGATGATGTTGACTAATTTAAAACTATTGTAAATATATCAATGTCTAAAATATATAAAATTTTTACACATGGAGATTTAGATGGTGCTGTTAGTTTATTATGCCTAACTTGGGCTAAACCTAATGATGTTATCGAATATGAAGAATGTTTTAATAATACTATAGAGGAAAAATTAATATCCTATAAAGACAAGACTATCAATTTACCATCTACTATCGTTATGGACTTCCCGTTGAGGGAAACATTTCTAAATTTAGACATTAAACAATTAGTATTTGTTGATCATCATAAATCTTCCAGTAAATTTATAGATAAATTTAAAAACGCAAAAATTATTTTTAAAGAAACAACATCAAATACAGCATTAATATACAATTCATTTTTAAAATGTCTTGATAATATTTCTAAAGAAAAAAAATATTTAATTGCATTAGCTAATGACTTTGATTGTTATAAATTAGAATTAAAAGAGTCTTATGATTTGAATATTTTATTCTGGTCTGAATATAGGGGTAAATTTTCAAAGTTTATTAACGACTATAAGGATGGATTTAAGCCATTCACAGAAAATCAAAAGCATATTATTCGTATGGAAAAAGAATATGCTTGTTCACAGGTAGAAAAACTTCAAAAATTTAAAGGAAATATTTCTATAAAGGGCAAAGAATACAAAACAATTGCTGCTATTGGCGAAAAATATAATGTACTTGTAATAGATTGTTTGATGCGTAATTATAATCCAGATATATTTTTTTATATCAATACTAAAACAGAGAAAGTACATATGCGAAAGAAAACAGAAATAAATGATATTGATATGGGTATATTTGCTGAAAAATTTTGTGAAGGTGGTGGGAATGCTAATTCGTCGGCTGGAAAATTGACACCTATTTTTATGGAATTGATGAAAAATTTAAAACCAGAATGATTATAACCTCCCACCAACAAATAGAAAAATTAATGAATCCTTCAAATTCATTAGATGTTAATGAATTTGAAGAAATAACTTTAAAATTTGGTTCTTTTGTTTCTATATGTCATAATAAAAAATTAAATTTTTTAAATTTATTAAAAATAATTTTAGAAGACAAAAAAACACAAAAAATTTATTGTGATTTGCTAGGAGAGTATAATTTACAATATGTTATCAAAACATATGTAGATAATATACCTGGATTTTATAAAAAAATATTTAGATCAAAATTTAACAAATAAAACGTTTGAAAATAACAGAAAAACAAAAACAAATTTACAATTGTTATTTGAAACATTCTAGGAAAGGAAATCCATATACACCTAGAAAAGATTTTAATGATATTTCTGATGAAATAAAGATAGATTTATATAAATTAGAATTATTTTTCAATAAATTCAGACATATAGATTGGAATTTTTTCTTCGAATCCTTTTCTTTCGTTTATCCAAACGACAATTACCCTAAAATTGGCTTTTTTCATTCCAGAAAAGCTATCAAATGTTTTTCTTTATATAAAGAATATAAAGAAAACACATCACCTGACTCACAACTACAAGATATAAAAAATAGTATAGTCCATATAGGGTCTTTTTGTGTTAGAAATAATATTTTGTTTGATGATTATATTAAACATAAAACATTATGTTTACCTACATGGGTAAAAGATTACAAAGAGAGTAAACTAAACATATATTGCATTATAGCATGTGGTTGGAGCAATAAACTAGGTAATCTTGAACAAGATGAAGTGGAATTATGGATACCACATCTATATAAAAACATAGAATCTTATAAAATAAGGTTTAACAACTGTTCATCTAAACAAAAAATCAAATTATGGATAGATCACACTCAAAAATTTGTCAAAAATAATTTGACTTTACCAAATATTAATAATAATATGAAGGCTGAACAATATGACTAAATATACTTCAAATCTATTCGAGTCCATCAAGGACGCACTTAATAAAAAAACCACAACAGAAAGTAATTTTAAGGACTTTATGAAGATGGAAACTGGTAAGACCTATGTTGTAAGGCTACTTCCAAATCTAGAAGCACCAGATAGAACCTTTTTTCATTATTATCACCATATGTGGAAGAGTGTTGTATCAAACAACATGATTTCGTTCCTTTGTCCAACTACATATGGGGATAAATGTCCCATCGAAGAATATCGTTCTAGGGTATATCGCACCAAGAATGAAACTGAAATCGAAAAAACTAGACCAATCAAAAGAAATGAATCTTGGTTGGCTAATGTTTTCGTAATTAAAGACCCAACAAACCCAGAAAATGAAGGAAAAGTAAAAATTCTTAGATATGGTCGTCAACTTAATAAGATTATTACCGATGCAATTACTGGTGATGATTCTGATGAATATGGGTCTAGAGTTTTTGACCTTTCTGATAAGGGTTGTAGCTTTAAAATTAAAGTTGAACAAAATTCCGGAGGATATCCAGAATATGTTAGCTCTAAATTTATGTCTCCATCTAAAATAGATGGTCTTGATAATCTAGATGATGTTTATTCTAGTATTAAACAACTAGATTCTATCTTTAATCATAAGACATATGATGAAATCGAAGAAATGTTAAATTTCCACTTCCTGGGTTTGGAAAAAGGAGAGAAACAAAGTACACAAAAACCAGTTCATGAAGAAATTGAAAATATTGATAGTATGGTTGAAATTGAAACCTTTGCTGGTTCAGCTTATACAAACAAACCTAGTGAAAGCTCATCTGATTTTGATGATGCTGACGCAAAGATTCAAGAAATCCTCAAGGATTTATAATAAAATGCCTATAAAAAAAGAAGAAACCGACATTTTTTATACAGAAAAAAAGGTATCTCACTCATCACACCCTATATTAATAGGGTGTGATGATGTTTTTTTACCGTTAACTATAAAAAGAAAAGATAATACGAGTAATTCTAGTAGTTGTAAAATAAAAATTCTTTCAGAGTTAAATTCTAACATTAATGGTTCTAATATTAATAGAATATCTGATTTTTTATTTGAAAATAAATTTTCTTCTATTGAAGAACTAGTTAAACTATATATTAATACATTTAAAGATGAATTAAACTCTACCTCTGGTATTTTAGGGGTTAATTTTGATTATTTTTTAAATAAAAAATCACCAGTTTCTAATAAAATATCAATTTCTAGGTATGAATCATATATCGAAGCTGTGTTTGATGAAAACAAAACAAGATTCATATTAAAAACAAATATACCATATAGTTCTTTATGTCCAGTTTCTAAAGAGATATCTGATTATGGAGCACATAATCAGAGATGTATGGCTGAAATTAGTGTTGAAATATTGGATATTCTAGAGAAAAAAACATTTTGGGTTGAAGATATAGTTGATTTAGTAGAAAAATCATGCTCTTGTCCCGTATATAATTCTTCATCATTACAGGATGAAGCATATCAAACAGAAATGATGTATGAAAATCCATTTTTTATAGAGGAAATCTGTGAAAAAATTAAAAATAATCTACAAAAACACATAAACAAAAAGAGTATAAATGATTTTTCTATTATTTTAAATCAGAAAGAAAGTATTAATTCATTTACATTCAAAGCAAAAACTAACTTTGGACATTTATTATGACACCTGAACAACAAGAAGATATGGAGGCAGCTATGTTAGCTGGAATGGTTAAAGGAAAAATGAGATCAATTGATTCATTAATGGAATCAAGACCAGATATTCCAGCTGATAGAATAAATTTAAATACTTTTGTTGAAAAAATTAAGACAAAAGGTAATAATTCTGAAAATAGTCATCCAATTAATATTCAACAAAACGATACTATTCCTTTTGAAGTTAATACACCCACAGGTATAGAAAAAATTTCTACTAATGCAATTAGTATTGACGAATCTATTAAAAATGATATAGTAGATATTAAGTTAAGTCTTGAAAAAATAAATAACAATCTTACCAAATTATGTGGTATGTTTGGTAAAGTTTTTCATAACCTAACAAAAAAATAATTTATAATGAATAAAGTTTGTTTAGAAAAATCTTTTCTAGAAAAGATATTAAAAACTATTAATAGACTATCCGATAGTTGTATCCTAAAAATAGAAGATAATGAAATATCTTCAATAAGTTCTACACAAGATAATGTAGTTATTTTGTATATAAAGGGAAAAATAACTGATGTTTGTCCATCAGTTAAAATAAACTTAATTGACATTAAAAGGTTTTTGTGTGGTTTAGATTGCTTGAACAGTGATAATGTAGAAATAGAAATACATGAAAACTTTCTTAAATGTATTTCTACTAATAAAGACGAAAAAACTCATTTTAAATATCATTTAGCAGACGATAGTGTGATGAGTAAATCAACATTTAGTGTTAAAAAAATATCTCAACTTAAATTTGATACAGAATTTATCATACCTTTATCATGTCAAAGGCAAATAATGTCTGCTTATGCATTCTCTCCTGACTCTTCTAAAATATATTTTAAACAAAATGAAGATAGTATTTTTGCAGAAGTAAATGATCTAACCAGACATAATAATGATAGTGTCGAGATAAAATTATCTCAATCTTATGTAGGTTCTGGTATATTAAATCCAATACCTGTTAATATAGAAATATTCAAACACTTAATGTTTACTAAAAACAGCAATATAATAGTCAAACTCAATGAGGAATATAAGGTTTTTGTCTTTAATGTTAAAGATGATGATGCGATAGATATTAAATATATCACACCAGCCCTTGTTAAATAATATTTTTTTATAATTATATAATATATGGCTAAGACTAAAATCACAACAATTAGTTATTTCTTAAAAAGGTTAAGAGACTCTGGATATGTAGCAGATAAACTATATAATGAATATAGTTTATCGGATTGTAGAAGCTGGACTGTTATTGTTGATCCAGATAATACATCAATAATGATAACATGTTTTAATAATCAAAACTTTTTAGGAGAAGAATTTTTTGAAATATATGATGGGGGTCAATATATACCAGATAATTTTAGAATAAAAACTTCGTCTATAGAAGTTATTATAGAATACCTTGTTAAATTTAACATTAATAATAAAGCATCATCTTATAATACAAAATAAAATGAAAAAGAAAAAGGTTTTAATCACATCAAATACATCAGAAACATCAGCTATTCCTTTACAAGAGGTTGATAATATAGAAAAAAAATTATATGATACATTAAATACATTGGAACTTAAAAAAAGTATGGATCGTTGGCTTAAAACCAACGAAGGTAGAAATGCTACTATTATCAGAGATCTTTCTATATTAAAAAGTATAAATGAAGAATATCTTGATAGCTTTTTGGTTTTAGGTTATACCCTAGAAGGAGAACGGGTAATTTTACAAAGCTATAGTAATCCAAAAGATAAAGATGCCTTAATGGAGTTTCTTAAAGTCGTGTTTATACAAAATCATAACACTATTATAGAAGATTAATATGGATGTAATAAGTAAGAATATTTCAAATCCAGACGTATGTGAAGATCCTGTTAAAAAGTTAGATATTTCAAAATATCCTAAAGATTTAAGAACAGATGATATAACACCGTTTTTATGTGAGGTTTTAAAAGGTGCTAGAGATGATAGCATAGACCCTGTACTTAGACCAGGATTTGAAGAATTTAATATAGATCCTTGGGTTCAATCATTAACATCACTTCATGATGTTGGTGATCCTAGATTAAGCATGGGTGAGTTAATGACAAAAACAATTGATAAATATCTTCCTTTATTAAGTATAAAGCTCGATCTTTTACAAGGTGGTTGTACAATAGAAAATGATGTAGTATGTGATGATAGTGGAAAACAACTTTATAATATAAAAGAAAAGTGTGGTGCTGATTTTGACCCAACGGAAGAAATTACATTAGAAAATTTAAAAAAATTCACTACTGACTTATGGAATGAAAAAGTACAAAAAAAAGCAAACGATTTTGTGTATTTTATAAAAAATACATATGTGGATAATAGTTGGAAAGTAGAGCTTATAACTTTTAGTGATGGAGACTTAAAAAAAATAAAATATGGTAGAGGTATTCCTATATTTTATGTAAAGGCTAGTATTTATGATGTTGCTAGAGATAAATACATGGAAAAGTATCACAAATATCACTTTGATTCTAGAGAAATTGTATCAAAAGGACTTAAAATAAAATTAACTTTATTAGAACCTAAATTTTTGAGACAAAATTATGATAATGATGAGTTAATGGATGGATTATCTGCTCCTATCTGGCCAGATACAATTTAATCACATGGTTTTTCATCTATATTAAATTCAATAGAACCGTCTTTATTGTATTTATAAGTTACATTATTATCTTGTAACTTAGTTCCAGAAAACCCTTTTACTTTATCATATAAACCAAAAGAATTTAATTTATTATATTTGGATCTTCTACCTTTATAAGAACCTCCACCCCATCCACCAAACCCACCACAACCAGCTAATGATTTTGGACCACCATCTGGACCCATTCCTTTCTGTCTTGCTCTGGTTGGTACAGGATTAGGTTCTACAGCAGCACTATAAACAGCATCTTTACTATCAGCTAGTGTTCCTCTTTGTATTATATAATCATGATTATGGGGGTCTGGTTCTTTCATATGATTATGATGCCAATTATACATTTGAACATATCCATAACCCACTCCAAATCCAGTTGTATTTGTTTCTACGACTGTATTAACTAAAATTGTATTATATAATTCTTGAACATATTTTATTATATTTGATAAAAGAAGCATAGCATCCTTCATTCCATAATGAGTTATTGCTAATCTGATGGAGTTTGCAATATCATTAGTTTGAGCAGAACCAACAGCCCAATTTGAAAATTTTCCACTTTGATCCGGAGGCATAGCATCATCGGTACTCATTCTCTGAGCAACACCATTTACATAGGCAACAGATAATTCTCCATCTATTCTAAGACCACCCTTTATACCAGCATCACCAGAAACAGAAAGCCCTTTACAACTCATATGTGGAGCTTTTATTTCAACTCCTCCTTCACCACTTCTATCATCAGCATCTATCGTTACTACCTTTCCTTTTATTACTGTATGATTGTTTGATCCAAGAGTCATTTGTCCATCACTTGTTAAAATCTCCAAAGATCCACAATTAAGAGTTAGTTTTCCTTTTGTTAATAATTCAATACCAGGTGATCCTGCTATTATTTTTACGGCATTTCCTCCTCTTAAAATTATGTTTCCACCAGGTGCTTGAATAGAGGGACAGCAAACTACATTTTTACAATTATCAGCAGATCTAGGAATTAACGTTTGTTTATCTTTACTTGCTTTCAATCCCACAGTTATTGAATTATTAACAGTTTCTACATAACAAGGAGCATCATTATTATCACCACTAGGCAATCCAGCAGATATTACAATATCTTTAGTAGCACAAACAGTATAACTACCACCGTTTCCTAATTGTTGTTCAAGTTTTGCTATTTCTTTTTGTTTTGATGCAAGTGCTTTTGCTGCATTTTTATTTGCTTCTTCTATTGGTTTTTGTGGAGAAGGTATCATACCTTTTTCACAATCAGAATTACCACATTCTCCCAATGCACTACCAGGAACTATAGAACAAAACGGAATCATTATTAATTCTGCTAAAAAAGCAAGCGTATCAACTGCATAAGAAAAATAAGGAAGTTTTATTTTTCTTAAAAGAGTTTTTACCTTTTTAGCAGCCGAACTAGCTCTATCTACTGCGTGAGAAGTAGAACATAAAGGACAAGGAACCTTCTCTCCTTTTTTTGATTTTTGTTTTATTTCTTCTACTTTCTTTTTTTGTACATCATTTATAATTTTTTGTAATTTTTCATAAGCCTCAAATTTTGTTTTATTTTCCTCTTTTGAACCAAATCCAATCTGAATTGTTGTATCTTCTTCAGATTTTTGATGAATTAGTTTAGATGTTAAATCATAAAGAGATGATGATTGATGTACCTCTCCACTAATAAGTGAAAAATTATTTGGTATTGTTAAACTACCGTCACCAGAATTTAAATTAAGAGCTGATCCTAAACTATTATTTAATCTAACATTGTTTTCTATAGAAGGAAGTCCAGTTTCAGTTGATTGTGAATGGTTGTATTGCATCCCAAGTCCACCAGCTTCCGATCCTAAGTAACTTTTAGAACCATATTGATTTCCAGATATTATATCGGTTCCATCAGATGCTGTTTGTACAGCTTTTCTATACGATTCTGTTTCTAATAATCCAGCAAAATAAACTGGTTTTTGTATGTCACCACCCAAGAAAAATACAAAAACTTTTGCTCCAGCATCAGGTATAGAAACAAATCCAGAAGGTTGTGCTCCTGATAAATTAGATGGATATGTGGCTGGATTAAAGTTTGGTATTGGACTTACCATCGGAGAGTTTATAAAATTTCCATCTTTTGCACTAGCCAAAAATTCATAAGCACCCTCTCCTTCTGGAACATTTCCATATTGTGATAAAAAGTTTTTTAAACCATCTGATGTTCTTGGTATATCTCTTTGATCTACTTTTCCTATTACAGCTAAATTTACAGGAGTATTTGGAGTTCCCTTTTCTTTAAGTTGTTTATACTGGGAAGGTGTATAGTATATATCAACAACGTTCGGATTAGAATTACCGTGTTTATCTGCTGCTATATAAACATTACCAGTATCAGCATTCTTAAATATTGTCCCAATTGGATATATATTAGTATTAACAGCTACAACACCCGGTCTTAGTTCGTTTTCAAAAGATCCCACACCTCTACCTGTTCCAGAATCTTCTGTTTCGTCTGTTCCTCCATAAGATTTACCGATACTATAACCTGTTGTTGGAACTGTTTTAACATTCACTAAATTTTGAGTAGATCCGGATTCACCGAAACTTTCTGGTCCTCTAGTAATATCAGTAGCTGTTTTTGAAGGATTTATAGATGTTCCTGGAATCTCCGCAGTATCAACTGGTCGTTTAGTAAGTACATTTTCTTCTAAATCAGACGATGTTTTATTTAATGTATTAGATATAGAACCAAACAAAACACTACCCCGATTAGTATTAGCTATTATTTTTCCATTGTTATCTAGTTGTCTAGTTTCTATAGGTTCTATATGCCATTTTTCATATAAAGGTGATCCCCAGTTTTTACTTTCTCCTCTATCTGGATGCATAGGTTGCCATAATCCATGTTTTTCCAAAAGTTGTCCGAACTCAACTGAATCTATATTTTTTTCTTTATCAAGAGCAGGATTTATTTCATTTATATTAATATTACCATATTTTCCATTACCTCTAACTCTAACATCTACAGCAATAGCACCATTTTGTAATGCTGCATTGTGCGCCCCACTGCTTCCTATTCTAGCTCCAGATGTAATACCTATATAATATCCAGAATCATTTAAATCTTTATATAACCCATTTAATCTATTAGTAAATTCTTTATTTAAACCATTAGTATTTGGATTATTTCCACCATCATTAGGTATTAATAAGTTATCACCATAATCGGTTTTTGAACCTAAAAATGTTCTAGCAGGATATGTATCAGTTTGTCCTGTATATGAATTATATTTAGCGGCTGTTCCTCCACCCATAATAGGAGAAGCACATTCTGCCCATGGTAATACTTTTTTAAGTTCTTCTATTAGTGCAGGAGTTAATGCACCAGAATCATGTATATGTTTAAATTTTTTATCTTTTAATTCAGCATTCCAATCAGTATGTAAAGTATTGGACATATGTGGTATCCAAACCTGTACTCTACCTCTATATTCGGGATCTTCTTTATTTATTACAATTCCTAAATGATTTCCATAGACAGGATCTTTTGTATAACTCATAAATTAAAATGTTGTATTTGGATTTTGGTTTCCATTACCAAGAAGATTGTTTGATCTACTTCCTATATCTTGTCCAAATGATTGAGCAGTACGTTGTGCAATATTAAAAAATTGTTCATTAATAGCTCCATCTGCTCTATCAATAGAATTTCCTAAATTATCAAATGTTTTTCTTATACCTTTTCTCATAGCAATTATTGCAGGTGGCATGATAACATTTGGTGAAGGTTCATCGGGATCTGTTAATTGTATTTGTCCTTTAAATCCATACTTTTTCATTATACCAGCAATGGGATAAAGAATAGGTGCTTGAGATCCAAATTGACCTAGAACACCACCCATGATATCACCTTTTAAATAATTCATCATATAACCATATCCATATTCATTTAATACTGAACCAAGATATCCCATTGGATCATTAGCCACACTGTCTACTACATCTATAACATTTTTAACATTTTCAGGTAAAAATCCTTTTAGTGTATCAATAGGGTCTGATAAAAAATCACCAATAGGACCAACATCTAAATTAAATGTTTTAAATAAATCTGTAAATTTTGCTGAATGAGAAAATAAATTTGTTATAAATGTTAAATCTCCAACAAATAAAGATATTATATCTAAAATTAAACATATAATTTCTAGTGGAATTATTTGATCAACTAAACTCAATAATTGTTGCATAATCATACCCATTATTGAATCTATCATTGCAATAAAATCTTGAATAGCTTGAAGACAACCTTGATAAATCTCATTTATCATTTGTGAAACATGTGTTATTATTCCATTAATATAATTTATTGCGTATTGTATAGAACCTAATACATTAGCTGGTAGTGCTAAATAAACTTTACCTTTTAAAACATTTATATATTTTTCTAGTTCTTTTGAAAACTTAGGATGAATTTTATTTAATGCTTTTTCTAAAAGAGAAGGAGTATGTTTTGCAGATCCGGTCATTGGATTATCTGGCAATTGATCAGCATTAGATATTAATGTTGTTCCAATTTCACCAACATCTTCAAAAAATTTATCTTTATATGCTGGTGTTTTTTTAAAAATTTTTACAATTCCCTTATGATAATTTCCTTTAATAATATCATTTCCTCTTGTCCACATATACGTTAACATATTACCAGAAATAGTAATAGGTTGATCGTTTTTATTTGAATTTCCTAATGCACTCACAGTTTTTCCAACACAACCAGATCCATTGTAAAGCATATAAACCCAAGCTGCTAGTAAATTTATATTATGAACTCCAGAAAGATATTGCTGAAGTGCTACAACATCATTCATTGACAATCTAGCAGACTTTGCAACCACACCTATATCAATAACAACATTTGCTGAGTTACCCCCAATAGGGGTTTCTTTTGAGGCATCTGATTTTTTACTAGCAACAGCAGCTGCGTCTTTTGGAAGACCTCTTATTTCCTCTTTATTTTTAGAAGACAGTGAAGATTTTGAGTTTGAGTCTTCTATTCCCTTTAAAGCACTATAATTAGGATCATATTCGATTTTTCCTGTATATGTTCCATCCGCATTTAAAGCATTTTCTCTTAAAATTGGAGCATTAATAGACGAAGTTTGTCTATCAGAACCATAAAAAGGATTTGATGCTTCAAACACACCACTAGATTTATTGTAAGGATCAGCTTTAAGAATAGAAGTATCTATTGATGGTAATGACCCCGCAAATGATGTATTAGTAGTAAGATTCGATGTTAGACCCTTTTCTAAATATTTAGAATCTTCTACTTTTTGTGGACTTTGAGGTATGTTACTAACAGTCTGCTTTCCACCAGTAGTAGATGATATATTTAATTTGGGATCATAAGAAAGGCTCATTATATAATATATTTATTTCAATAACACAGTTTTACCACTTACCTATAGGACAACGTTCAGCTTTTAGATATGTTTTTACTGATAAATAACATCCACATTTAGAACATCTTTGTGAATTTTTTTCAAAAAAAGGACATTGTTTACAAATGGAAAGTCTGTTATTAGCATCATTCTCATTTACATTTAAACTATTACCTTTAGAAACACTTACAACATTCCGTATTACACTAGAACCTAAGTTTTTTATCATTTGTCCAGACGAAGGCATTTTATTTGATGACTGTAATTGCTTTTGCCTTGCCTGTTCCATTCTCATTTTTAAAAAATCTGCATTCATAATATTATTTTGTATCAATAACCTCCCAATGTTTATTTAGTCCGTCTATCTTAGAAGAAAAGACATCAGTTATATATGTTGTTTTATCAAAGTAATGAATAACCTTTGTTATAAACCATTGCCCTAAAAATTTATCATCGAATAAATTTTTATCACTAGAATCCATTCTATCTATAAATAAAAAATTACCAGGTGTTCTGTGAGTTAGTCCTTCATTTTGAAAATATAATGTTTGATTTAAAAAAATAAAATCTTTAACCATTCTTAAAAAGTTTAGATCAGTTGTACCCTGATTAATAAAAGTATTTTCCAATGAGATACCTTGTGATTTTGTTTTATTAATATTCATCCATAATTGAGGTGATGCAGAAGTATTGAAACTATAAAGTCCACCATCCTTAGCAAAAACTTTCATTTTTTCATAAAAAGTTTTCATACTATTATTTTCAAATAATACATTATAAGTTCCATCAGAAAAATTAAATTTATGTATTGGTCTATTAATAAATCTTAAATCATCAGTAGGAGACATTTGACAAAACTTATAATTTTTTAATAACGAAGCTTGTCCAGACGTAAAATTTATAACATTATTATCTTGTATAATATGTGATCTAGGAATATATGCAGAACTCTTAGGCTCCAATCCATCAAAAAGCATCATTCTTTCTATTTGTTTTGCATTTCTAAAATAATCAGTTAATGATACTAATTCCCATTCTTTAGTAAATCTATTTAATCTTAAAAAAACAGGATCTCCATCCTTTCCTTTAGCATGATTTAATAAAAAATCTAAATCATCTAACACAGTTGAATTTGCTGGTGATGTATAAAAAATATTTGAATCAGTAGAACCAGTAGAATCAAGATTCCATAATTTATTACTTGTGTAATTAAGAGGAATGTTAGGTTCATCTATACTTCCAGCAGCATCATATCCAACGTTTATTTCACTTCTGGATTTTTCTGTAAAAGTATTGCATCCAGCTGTCTCTATCAAAGATCTAATGCCTTCGTTTGGACTCATGGTTCTTTCAAAATCAGTTAATTGCCAAAGAGGTTTATTTAATAATTTAGCTGGTCCATGAGTAGATGTTGACCAAGGAATATTTCTTTCATTAAAGATTTGATATCGTTCATCTATAAAATAAAATTTTTTGATTTTTTTCATAGCATTATCAGATTGAATATCTTCTACATCATATATAACAAAATCATAATCCATTGTCCAATCTTCATCTTTAAGATTATCCTGTGATAATGTTGCTATTCTTATATTAATTTTATTTTTACCATCATTTCTAAAATAAAATAAGGGAGGTTGCCAAAATTGTGTGGCATCATTATTATTTTGCTTATAGTTAATCAAAGATCCTCTTTCCAAGACCTCAAAATCATTCTGTATCATTATCCATCCCTTTGTCCACCAGTTTACTAAACTTTCCTCTATAGCTAATCCTTCTACTGCTTTAAATGGTATAAAAAAAGGTTTAGAATTATCATTATACATAGTTATCCTCATTTGATAACTCTGATTCCTAATCATAACTATTTCGCCTTTATATTCAGTACTCATTTTTTATTGATCACATGATACTAGACAACTATTAACATTATGCTCCATCTCTAAATGAAGTTGATTATAACCAAATGTAGCATTGCTTATAATTTCAACACCATCCTGGTGAGAATATGTTATACCACCTAAAGATGTTATAAAAGCACCCTCATATCTTACTTTCATTATTCTATTACTATATTCGTCCAAAATTAATGTTGTTAATTCTGTTGTGTAATCAGAAAAATGATTATCTAACTCAAAAGTTGAATCATAAGGAACTTGTGGTGCTGTTGAAACATCACTAGTGGAATATTTTGAATCATTAAATGAATTTAACCACTTCCATAATATATAATAATTGTGATAACCATTATCTATAAAAAATTTAAGATCCAATGGTGGATAATCTGGTCTTGAAAAAGAACTTGTTTTATAACTTTGTCCACCATAACCTAATGTTATTGATGGTATGGTTATATCTGGAACAGATGTACCAAAAACAGTCAATTCGATTTTATCCTCATTAAAGTCTTTCTTTAAAATTGGGTCTTTTAACTTTTTTATTGCTGTTGGTAATGAAAAGAAGAATATAAATTTATCATTCCTCGATTTGTTAAGTGTAGATTGTTCCATAATTAAAATAATATAACAGGGTTAACTGTTTCCTCATCTATATTTTTATTTATATTTTCTTCTTTTTTAGCAATTTTAGGATTAGAGTCCCATAGATTATTAATCCATGATAACAATTCAAAACTATCATTTGCTGTTTCTGGTGTATTTACTTCACCTATATAAGAAAGTGGTCTATAATTATTCTCTGTTTTTTTATAAATCGTACCTTTTCCAGAAAATAAAGGACTTTGTTTTAATAAATCAAAATTATTAGTAAACGGTCTTATAATCAATGGTCTTCCTTGATCATCTATATCATGTATATAAAAATATTTTTCAACAATAGATGGGTCTAAAATAAATAAACCCCAAATTAATGCAAAAACTCTATCATCGAAATCATCATTTGTTCTTTTACTATATGTATAATTTGGGTGTTGAATAAAATTATTAATTTCTAACAAAGTATCTAAATCATAAAACTCAACTGCATTAAGCGAGTTTATCCAATATCTTAAATTAGATGTTCCTCTATACTTTGTATTTGTATGACTATGTATTCCTAATCTATTTTCATTGTTGTAATGCTTACTCATTCCCTCAGCATTATAACAAACTATATTTTCATAGTTATGTATTTTACCCAAAACATCTAGAACTTGTTGACCACTATTGTTATTTTCAACCAAAACAGGAGGTCTTCCCCAATCGTTTAGTATACCCATAAGCCTAGTACCGAAATGATATGGGCTAATATTATTATTAACATATATAGCAGATTGTTTTATGTTTTGTAGATTAGAAACGTTCATTATTTGAACTACTGTATTGGACCTACCAATTCCTTCTCCAACATCAACACCTACGACAAAAAAATCATTCTCTTTTGGAAGATCAAATATTTTATAACAACCTTCATCTAAAACTAAAACAGGTTCTTTACATTTAGATTTTAATTCATCTAATAATTTAGGATCTACTACAGTTTTTCCCTTGGTAAAAAATTGGTTTCCAAATTCCTGTTCAAAATCTTGTTCAGAACCAAGCTGTTCTATTGTAGATTTTTTCCAAGCCTCGTCTCTTCCAGGAACATCTTCCCAGTGAACCATTTCTAAATTCCATTCACTGTTTGGTTTTTGTGATTCCTTATATAATTCATAAAATTTATTATCTGTTCCATTAGGAGTACTGATAACAATTATTTGTGAATTTTTGGAAGATGAAATAATAGGAATAGCAGACTTCCAAAGTTCTTTCATAACTTCATTAGGACAGTGTGCCATTTCATCTATTAACAAAAGATTACTTGTAGAACCTCTAGGCCCAGCTGATGAAGTTGTGCTTACTTGTATAGCAGAACCATTTGCTAAATTAAATCCATTCTTTCTCCAAGATTTAACAGATGGTTTTAAATAAAGAGGAAGTCCCTCAAAGGCCATTCTTACTCTCCCAAATATTTCTTCTGCTGTATCGGCTTTGTTAGCTACAATTGTTATTCTTTTATCATCAAAAAAACACACCAACCAAAGAGCATACATCGTTATACATGTACTTTTTCCTACCTGTCTACTAGCACAAACAACATTAAATCTATTTGCCTTAAATGATTTTAATAATTTTTTTTGAAACTTATATAATTCTATTTTCTTTTTTCCTTCATCCAAAGTAACAATATAAAAATGACTTTCAGCAAAATGGAGAATGCTTTTTCTACAAAGCTTCAAATCTTCTTCCATTTCTTTTGTCCATTTTAATGTAGCATTACCTCTTAAAAGATTTTCAT